TTTATCCATGCACTAAAAGTCATCTTATATTGATTAGTGGGTGTTCCTAAAGTTCTACTTAATTTTGCTGTTGTTGATCTAGGAATTAAAAGTGACTGTTCTATCTGATGGTCATAAAATCCAGCAGATGCTCCAGCACCAGTAAACCATTTTTCATTTGCTACCATTAACTAAAAGCCAGTTGAGGTGTCGATAAAAGAATACTATTATCAGCTTTGATAAGATATGCAACGACATCATAAGCTGAATTTGCACTTGATAAAGTTAAACCAGCACCACCTACAGTTTCATAATCACCATGTAAACTAACTGTTCCAGCACTTCCACTTGAAGGCTGTATAAATACTATAATACCAGTTTGACCCACGTTAGATGCTTCTGTACTAGGCTCGGCAAGTGTGTTAGCACCAGAACCTAAAGTAAGTATAAAATTTTGTGAACTGTCAAAATCTAAAACTTTGCTAGTTGAAATAGTTGCTGTTTCTGTTTTTGGAATATTTACTTTATTGCTTAATGTTCCAGTAGATACTAAAGAAACCAAAGTAGAGTTTGCTCCGTCTGGTAAAAGTAATTCATTAGTAACTGATGCAGAGTGTGGTTGTGATTTTACTATTTGTCCATGTGAGTTGCTTTCGCAGTTGAACTGGATTGCACCAGCATTAGTGTTTCCTCTTATAGTCACATGACCAGTTCCTTTAGCTTCTAGGTCTAAATCAATATTACTATCACCCCCAGTTGCTTCTAACTTTGGTGGATTACCAGTTGCAGAGTTTGTTATGTCAAACTGATTAACTGCCGATGCAGTCTTTTGAAAGACTATTAATTCGTTTCCATCATCATCATTTATTCCGTGTGCATCATCAAATTGAATATTTCTGCTATTAGTATCTAAATCACCCCCTAACTGTGGTGTTGTATCGTTTACTAAATCTGATTGGCTAGTACTATCTATAAAATTAATAGTGTTTGCAGATGTATCTACAGTTGCAAATGAAATATCATCTGAACCATCAAAAAATTTAAGTTCTAAAGAATTAGAACCAGCATTTGTTGTGTCTAACCATAATGTTCCAGTTGTTGCACCACTTGGTCTTGAAGTGCCACTATGCATTGAGTTTAAAGCACCCAGAGCATTATTTAAATCACTCCTAAAACTAGGAAATGATTGATTTGCTATATTCATATCGTGTTGTGCCATAATTATTTATACTCCTTTTAAAATCCTTTTGCAATAAAATCAAATGTTTTTGATACACCAGCATTAGAACTATTGAAAAATGCTACATCAAAACCAGTTATTGCCTTGTTACTTACAGTAAAAAAATCTCCAGTTGCCATTCCTTGTGCTGTAACTCCTACAGCATAATTAACAGTTTTAAATGGTTTTGTAAATGTAATTGATTTTGTACTTGTACCAGAAACTATATCATTACCACTAAATATTCTGTCTTGCATGTCAAGAGTTACAGTTACTTGTGATACTACTGGTGTTGAAGCATTATCTCTAGAAATTAATACAACTCTAAATTTAAAAAATCTTGCTTCATATTCGCCAATAACAAAACCTCTAAAATCTGTAAATGTTGTATTATCGTCACTTGTTGCTATTTCAAGATGAGCATTACAATTAGCTGGGGTGTCACCATCAAAATTAGAACTAGCATCATCAAAATCTCCAGTTCTGTTATCAAATAAATCGTCTGGGTTATCAGAAGTCTGTGTCATTGATGCAGTTATCCTTACAGTATGTTTTGCTCCTATATCAATAACATTTGCAAATTCATAGTTACCACTTGATACAAAATCAAAGTTACTTGCACCTTGGTCAAAAAATCTATCTGTATCATCATCAAAGTTGCCACTTGCTGAATCAAACAACTCTGTACTATCTAATTCAATAGCATTATCTATTAGTATTGTATCAGTAAAAGTTCCCCCAAAAGTAGGGTGTTCTGCTTGTGTAGTTATGTTATTAAAATTTATGGCACTTGTTACATTCGATATAATAGCAGTTGCGTTAGAACTAAAGTTTCCAAGCTTATCAACTGCTTTAATTAAATACGTTCCTTGCCTTACTGGTACAGATATTGAAGTTGCTGGTCTTGATATTTTTTCAACTAATGCTACAGAGTTTTGCCAGTCAGCAGTTCCGTCAGTTTCTTCAGAAAATCTTAAATTATAAAAAGCCAAATCTAAATCTGTTACAGCTTCCCATGATAAGTGGGCTTCTTGACCAGCTACATTACAAGAAAAGTCTGTTACATCTGAAGGTGGTGCTATTGCTCCTATAATCTTTCTTTGAGCAGATACAAAAGTTGAAGATACTCCAGCACTATTTACAGCTTTTACTCTTACATCATAAGTTTGTTGGTCTATAACATTTAAAACTCTATGATTTAATCCAGAGCCTTGAGCATAAATGATAAAATCTGAATCCGTACTTAGTTTGTATTCTACTTGGTAAAAATCTATAAAATTATCAGGAGATGCTCCTATAGTTATATCTAAAGCTACAATAACAGTTCCATCATTATATTCTATTAGTTGATCTGATAAAGTTACACTTGCTGGAGGTTGTATAACAAAAGGATTAGGCAAAGTAGTATTAGGAATACTTGCTACCTCTTGCTGTGTGCCAAAAGTGTAAAAGCTATCTTGATGTTCTGAGCATTGAAGTGTTATAGAATAATCATTATTAACATTCATTCCTTGCACTCTAAATGGTTTAGCTGAAAAACTTGGTGTAGCATGAGTTATGTTTACTATATCTCCTACTGCTAAATCCAACGCAGTTGCGTCAGCTATCAAACTAATGTCTAAACTTGACCTTGACCTCCTTAAAATAATTTCTGCCATTTCTTGAGCCTGATATGGACTTGTAAGCATAGTAAAGTCAAATCTACCTTCTAACAATAAACCCCCATCTTCTGTTTTCATAGTTGCGTGTTGATCTGCACTAGCTAGACCAGTTTCGTCTACTGGTGGAAATTGTGCTGTATCTGATTGAAAATTTTTATCAGGATTTGTAAAATTAACTATTACTCTATTATATCTTGAGTTTTTATTTTTACTTTTTACTGATATACCCCCAATAATATTGTCCTCTGTTAATGTTATTGATGCTGACCCACTTGTTTCAACTAATACATTATAAATACCACCAGAGAAATTTAAATAGGCTCTAGCACCCCTAATGAAGTTTTTTACATTATCTATAGCCTTTTTTGATGTATCTACAACTGCATGGCTATCCATTAAATCTATCTGACTTGCTCCACTATAAGGGGTGATATTTGCATCACAAACATCTGTGGCAGTTTGCCAATCTGCAAAATTGCTGTCAAAATAACTGTTAGCGATGCCCATCCCAAACCTATCATTTCTTAAATAATCTAATAGTTGCAAAATAGGATTGTCTGAATATTCCCATGTTGAACTTGTATCTGCTCTATGGCTACCACTTCCACCAGTAACGGTACTATCTAAGTTTGGATTATAAACTTTTTTTCCTTCTACTACTGCTTGAACTGTAGGTAATGAACCAAACTTGTCTTGATTCCATTCAAACCTGATAGCTAAGTAGCATAAACCTCTTAATCTGTGGTTCGAAGTCCATGAACTCAAAGTAGATAATAATGAAGATGCACTTTGACTATCACTACCAAAATGAGGTTCACAAGTAATTAAACTTGCACCACTAAAAAAATTAGCATCTCCACTTCCTACAGTTATTTGGGTATTATCTGCAATATCTCCTGACCATGTGACTTGATTATCATTTATGAATATAGCTGTTATGTCATTTACTTCTCCCTCACTTAATACTATAGCCATATATAAATATTGATTATCTGTTCCTGAAGTTTCTAAGAATACAACATTACCACCAACTTTTCTTGTACCATAAACTACTGGTATATGTGCATTAGCATTAAACTTATTTACTAACACTCCTCTGTTATTTTCATCTGAAAAATCTTGTCCAAAATCAGGTATTTCAGGTTCAGGTGATAACCAACCTATAACATCTCCAACTAAATCACCTACAAAGTCAGTTATTGGTTTAAAAATTCTACCTATAGACTTAAATAAACCCATTTACACTCTACCCCATTTTATATCTTTAACA